GTGCTTGGCATAGCGGCTTTAAATATGATTTTTAATAAAACTATAAATTTAGAAAATACTACTTTTAATATTGACAAAGAAATCTACAATCTTGGGGAAAAGTTTTACTTGAATAATCAATTGGATCCAGACAATAAAAAGTATTTTGAAAAAAAATTGTTATTAGAATACGATATAGATGATTAAGCAACTTCGGTTGCTTTTTATTTTGCTAAAAATACGGAGGTGGTGATATGGCTTGAAAGAGAAATACGAGTTAGCATACCAGGATTATTTAGATGGAATGAAATACAAAGATATAGCTGCTAAATATGGTGTGTCAGTTAGTGCTGTCAAGTCATGGAAAAGTCGCTACTGGAAAGATAAAAAGTTGCAACCAAAAAAATCAAAGGTTGCAACCAAAAAGGTTGCTAAAAAGATAGCAAAGGAGATAGTTGAAAATGAAGAGCTGGACGAAAGACAACAGCTCTTTTGTGTTTACTTTATGAAGTATCATAACGCTACGAAGGCATACCAACTGGCATATGGTGCTAAGTATTCTACAGCTATGGTAAAAGCTTGTAATTTAAGAAAAGAACCTAAAATACAAAAAGAGATACAACGATTGAAAGAATTAATGTATCAGGAGATTCTTCTTGATCCAAATGATATAGTCCAAAGATATATTGAAATTGCATTCTTGGATGAAAGCGAGATGGATGGAAAAGCAGTGAAAATGTCAGATTCACTAAAAGCACTTGAATGGTTGGATGAACACTTGAAAGATAAAAATGAACAAAACAATATTGTGAATGATGGTTTCTTGGAAGCGTTAAACGCTAGTGCAAAAGAGGATTGGGAAGATGAAGAAGATTAGAACAGTTTTCAAATTCAAACCCTTTAGCAAGAAACAACGAAAGGTTTTAAATTGGTGGACTGAGAATTCACTAGTTAAAGATAAAGATGGAATTATCGCCGATGGCTCAATCAGATCAGGAAAAACTGTTTCAATGTCTCTTTCTTATGTGATATGGGCTATGTCTAATTTTACTGAATGCAACTTTGGAATGTGTGGTAAGACGATCGGTTCTTTTAGACGTAATGTTTTGAATATTTTAAAACTGATGCTTTGGTCGAGAGGATATAAACTGAAAGATCATCGAGCTGATAACATGGTTGAAATTACTAAAAAAGGTGTAACCAATTATTTTTATGTCTTTGGTGGTAAAGATGAAAGCTCTCAAGATTTGATTCAAGGTATCACACTTGCAGGATGCTTCTTTGATGAAGTGGCTTTGATGCCTGAATCATTCGTGAACCAAGCAACTGCTCGTTGTTCTGTTGAAGGTTCAAAATGGTGGTTCAACTGCAACCCCGACGGACCATTTCATTGGTTTAAAGTTAATTGGATTGATAAAACAAAAGAAAAGAACATCATTTATTTACATTTCACAATGGATGACAATCTTTCTTTAAGTGAGAGAATCAAACAAAGATATAAAAGTCAATGGAGCGGAGTTTTCTATGATAGATATATCAAGGGACTTTGGACTGTTGCTGAAGGTATTATTTACGATATGTTCAATAAAGAAAAGCATATTGTTGATGATTGTGATTGCTTGATTGATAACAAAAACTATAGATATGTAAGTTGTGACTATGGTACTCAAAACGCCATGGTCTTTTTGCTTTGGAATAAAGGAACTGATGGCATTTGGTACTGCGTTAGTGAATACTACTATTCAGGACGTGACAGGAAAGTTCAAAAAACTGATAGTGAATATGCGGATGATTTGGTTGAATTTCTTAATGGAAGAGAAATATTTCAAATTGTCGTAGACCCCTCCGCTGCTTCTTTTATCGCTGAATTGAAAAAGAGAGGGTTTAGAGTTAAAAAAGCTAAGAACGATGTATCAAATGGTATTAGATTGGTAAGCACAATGCTCAATCAATGCAAAATTAAGTTTTTTAGCAAATGTAGAAATACAATTAAGGAATTTTCAGTCTATGCATGGGATCCTAAAGCAAGCGCTAGAGGAGAAGATGCACCTATCAAGCAAAACGACCATGCAATGGACGCAATCAGATATTTTATCTATACAATTTTAAAAGGCTCAGGACTTAACACTGATTTAGAAGGAGGCATTTAATGAAGACATTAGAGGTAATTGCAAAAGATGAAATTTTTACTATTTCCGATGATGAAATAATGGATATCAAACATTTGAATAAATATATATCCAAGCACCAGCAGTTAAATGGTTCAAGATATAAAAAGCTAAAAGATGGATATGAAGGTTTCTATCCAATTATGATGTATCAGGATAAACCACAATACAAACCGGATAACCGTATAATCGTAAATTTTGCTAAATACATAGTTGATACGTTTAACGGTTTTTTTATTGGTATTCCAATCAAGGTATCATCAACAGATGAAGAGGTTGCTACTTACATCAATGAATTGGATAAGAGAAATCATCAAGATGATAACAATGCAGAGATTTCAAAAAACTGCAGTATCTATGGCAAATGTTATGAAATGTATTTTATCAATGAAGACGCAAAGGTGGGTATTAGGTACATTGAACCAACTAAAGGATTTATTATATATGATGATTCAATCGTTCCAGAGCCAAGGTTTTTCGTTACATATTACTATGATTCAAATAGTATTATGCATGGTTATTTAAGTGATGATTCTTACGTTTATGAATTCAGTAATAAAAGTGGTATGCATTTCGTTGATGAAGGTTCACTTCATGGCTTTGATGGTGTTCCAGTTACTGAATATGTAGAAAACGCCGAACGCATGAGTGCTTTTGAAAGTACGTGGTCAATGATCAATGCCTACAATAAAGCAATAAGCGAAAAGGCAAATGATGTTGATTACTTTGCGGATGCATATCTAAAAATTATCGGTGCAAAAGTTGATAAAGACGGAATTATTCATATTAGAAATAACAGGATCATTAATTTTGATGAAGAATCCAATACAGTTGATGTAGGATTTCTTGAAAAGCCTAATGCGGATGGTTCACAAGAAAACCTTATTAACCGTCTAGAAAGATTGATTTTTCAAATGTCTATGACACCTAATATCAACGATGAAAACTTTGGTACAAGTTCAGGAATTGCCCTTAAGTATAAGTTGCTTTCTATGTCAAACTTGGCCAAGACAAAAGAAAGAAAGTTCACAGGTGCTTTAGATAGAAGATATAAACTTATTTTCAGTAACCCAATCAACACAATTCATGAAGATAAATGGGTTGATGTTACTTATAAATTTAGTCAAAACTATCCAGCAAACGTACTTGAAGAAACACAAATTGCTCAAAACTTAGAAGGAGTTGTTTCTAAAGATACTCAACTATCTTCTCTTTCAATCGTTGAAGATGTTCAAGAAGAAAAAGAAAAAATCAAGCAGGAAGATGAAACTTCTAAAGAATCTATTGTTGATAAAAGGATGTTCAAATAATAGATGAACAGTGCTGAATATTGGCGTTTAAGAGAAGAAAAACAACGCTTGAAGAATATCAAAGATGAAAAAGAGCATGATAAGAAGATTAAAGAAATCTATCAAAGAATGATGGATGAAGTGCAATCTGAAATCAATAACTTCTATGCTAAGTATGCAAAAGATACTGGCATTACATTGGCCGAAACTAAAAAAAGAGCTTCTAATTTGGATATGGAAGCTTATTCAAGAAAAGCTAAAAAGTATGTTGAAGAAAAGAATTTTTCTAAACAGGCAAATGCTGAAATGAAACTTTACAATTTGACAATGAAAGTTAATAGACTTGAATTGTTAAAAGCGAATATTGGCCTAGCTTTAGTGAGTGGCCATGATGAATTAGAAAAATACATGGATGAACTTCTTGAAAATAGAACACTTGATGAAATACAAAGACAAGCTGGTATTTTAGGACCAACAATTTTAGATAATGCTGATACAGTACATTCAATTGTCAACGCATCATTTCACAATGCAACATTCAGCGATAGGATTTGGATGCATCAAGATTTGCTAAAGTATGATCTTGAGAGTTTGCTAGCAACAGGACTTATCCAAGGAAAAAATCCTAATGAATTAGCCAGACTATTAAGAAAACGTTTCAATGTTAAAATCAGTGATGCACAACGATTAATGAGGACTGAACTTGCTAGAGTTCAAATTGCTGCACAACAAAAATCATATGAAGCAAATGGATTTGATGAATATGAATACATAACTTGTGGAATCGGTGATGCGTGTGATACTTGTAGAGCGTTAGATGGTAAGGTTTTTCCAATAAATCGGATGAACATTGGAGACAACGCTCCACCAATGCATCCTAATTGTCATTGTTCAACAGGACCTCATATGGATAGAAAAATCTATAATGAATGGTTGGACGGACTTGCTAGTGGTAAACATAGTTTGAGATTTGATGAATATAAAACTTTAAAGAATACTAAAGAGACTGAATCAAGTAAGAAAGTGTCTTATAAAAATTCTGTAGTAAGTAAAAATATGTTGAATTCAAGTAAGTTTAGAAGACAATTTGATAAATTATCAAATGATAAAAATGTTAATAGAAATGTTTATTATCTTGCAAAACAGATTCTTGAACATAGATCAGGAACAAAATACGAAGACTTAGCATACATTGATACCAAAACCGGTAAAACACTTATCAGCAACAAAAGAAACATTGATTTCAGTTGTGTTCCTACTAAAGAAATGTCTAAGTTTTTAGATGAAATTGACGATTATAGTATTATTGGTATGCATAATCATCCAGGAAGTAGTGTACCAAGCATAAATGATTTAGTGGTAGCAGGTAAAAGAAAATATTTGTTTGGACTTGTTGTTTGTCATAATGGTAATATATATAAATATCTAATAAAAAACAGTGATAAATTCAACATAAATATTGCTTCTCTGGCACTTGATGTTTTACAAAAAGATGGATATACTAAAAGAGTAGAAGAGATGTTTGAAGATGCAGGGGTAATAATAGAGG